TTAGCAACGTCTGACCAGATGCGCTGGTAGCGACCGAGAGGTAACTGAAGCAGCCCGTAAGGGATGCACCATCTAAGGCACTAAACGTATCCCTAGACGCTTCCGCCTCGGCACACAGGCTCCACGGTTGTTGGAGATCGCGGCCTCCCGGCAGGATCACCCTGCACGTTGCTGCTCGCCAGAGCAGACTGGTTGGGCATAGCCCAATTTGCTCTTGCTCTTCCTTCCTTGCCAAACCTTCTGTTACAGTCCACTTATGTCGATACGTATGTCGGAGTTGGAGTGGGCAGAGTTTGCTGCCAAGTCTCTGGTATGCCGCTCTTGCTTCTGGGCCGCTCAAGTGACTAAGGTTGCTGAGAAGGTCTGGTGTGCCCATGCCACCCACCACGGTTGGATGTCTGACGTTCCCGCCTGTTCTGGCAAAGAGTTCCGGTATGAACCTCGTAACAGAATCCTTTAAGTCCATTCCTTTTGCGCCTCGTGAACTGAAGGCATCGCCGGAGGTTCTGCAAAAGATTTACGATGCCGCCAAACTCGGGCTAAAGGGTGATGCCTTGGCCTTTGCGGCAGGGTTGTTGCCCGTTGAGTACCGTAGACTCTGCCAGTTAGATAACGCGGCTGCGGTCGCCGAGGGGAAAGGTCGTGCGGACTCTGAGGTTGAGGCAGCGTCGGCCTTGCGAGAAGGCGCGATTAATGGGGACACCAAAGCCGCGCTTGCCCTGCTCCAAAACCTTCATGGTTGGGTGGCTAAACAGCAAGTCCAAGTTGATATCAAATCCCAGATTAGTATTGTCGCCGCGCTGCAAGAGGCAGAATCTCGCGTCTTGGCGGGCCGCGTATATGACGCTACGCCGGATCAATTAGCGCATGAGGCTACTGAGCCGCTAACCCTAAAGGACGAACGTGCAACAGCCGATCTATAGCCCCGAAGAAGAAGAGTTGCTGATGAGCAAACTCTGGTCGCCCGTCATCAAGGACGACCCAGAGGCCTTCGTGCTACTCGCTTTCCCTTGGGGCCAGAAAGGCACGCCTTTAGAACACTTCAAGGGTCCGCGTAAGTGGCAGCGGGAAATCCTGCGCGACATCGCCGCACATGTTGCGAAGAATAAGACCGCAACCTCCTACGAAGTCCTGCGTATGGCAACGGCTTCTGGTCGCGGTATCGGTAAGTCTGCTCTGGTGTCGTGGCTCATCCTCTGGATGTTGAGTACCCGCATAGGTTCAACGACCATTGTGTCGGCTAACTCGGAAGCGCAGTTACGCTCGATCACATGGGCAGAAATTACTAAGTGGGCAGCGCTCCTCATCAACTCGCATTGGTTTGAGATTAGCGCCACCCGCGTGATGCCCGCTAAGTGGCTCGCCGAACTGGTTGAACGTGACCTCAAGAAAGGTACTCGCTACTGGTCCGTCGAAGGTCGCTTGTGGTCGGAAGAGAACCCCGACTCATATGCTGGTGTCCACAACTTTGATGGCGTTATGGTGATTTTCGACGAAGCCAGCGGTATCCCTGACCCCATCTGGTCGGTGACGGCAGGCTTCTTTACGGAAAACACCCCGCACCGTTTTTGGATGTCGTTTAGCAACCCCCGTCGTAACGAGGGCTACTTCTTCGAGGCGTTCCACTCTAAGCGTGCGTTCTGGAACACCCGCAACATTGACGCTCGCACCGTTGAAGAAACCGACAAGTCGGTGTATCAACAGATCATCGACGAATACGGCATCGACTCACCGCAAGCCAAGGTGGAAGTCTATGGCGAGTTTCCGTCTGAAGGAGACGATCAATTCATACCGCCAAGCCTTGTGGATTTGGCGATGTCGCGTAGCAAGTACAAGGATGAGACGGCGCCTATTGTTATTGGAGTCGATCCGGCTCGCAGCGGAGCGGACTCAACCGTTATCGCCGTCCGCAAAGGTCGAGACATCATCGCCATCAAGCGCTTTAAAGGCGAAGACACGATGGAGATTGTTGGCCGAGTTATCGACGCGATTGAAGAGTACCAACCCACACTCGTCGTCCTCGACGAAGGCGGATTAGGCTACGGCATCCTTGATCGCTTGAAAGAGCAGCGCTATAAGGTAGTGCGTGGCGTTAACTTCGGATGGAAGTCCAAGACCCCGGCTATGTGGCAAAACAAGCGTGCAGAGTTGTGGGGCGAAATGAAAGCGTGGCTGAAAGACGCTGCGCTACCCAATGATAGGCAGTTAAAGGCTGACCTGACAGGGCCAAAACAGAAAATTAATTCCTCTGGCTCCATCTTGTTGGAGTCGAAGAAAGACATGAAGGCGCGTGGCCTTGCATCGCCCGACGCTGCCGATGCCATCGCCGTCACGTTTGCGTATCCAGTGGCGCACCGCGAATACCGCGAGCGACCGCGCACGATTACTACTAGCCGCGAGAGCGGCATGATTAACACTTGGATGGGTGCCTAATGGCTAAGAAGTCCGTCAGCCTCTCAGTTGGTAGAGGAGAAAAGCAGTCCGTGTCAAGAGGGGCGGGATTGACCGCGAAAGGCCGTGCAAAATATAATCGTGCAACGGGGTCTAATTTGAAGGCTCCGGCGCCCAGTCCGAAGACAAAAGCGGACGCAGGACGTAAAAAGTCGTTTTGCGCCCGCATGAAAGGGGTCGTTCGCAACGCCAAGGGGCCAGCCGAACGCGCTAAAGCATCCTTAAAACGATGGAAATGCTGAAATGGCTGCAAAAAAGGGACTATATGCGAACATTCATGCTAAACGCGCTCGAATCGCTGCGGGATCGGGCGAAAAGATGCGTAAACCGGGTTCTAAGGGCGCTCCAACGGCTGCCAATTTCAGAAAGTCAGCCCTTACCGCCCGAAAACCCCGTAAAACCTCCAAAAAAGGCTAAAAAACATGTACGGAAAGAAAAACCCCGGTCCAATCGGCGTGTCTCCCGGCGCAACAGTCGGTGACATGATCCAAAACAGCCGGATGCAGAAGCCCCGGATGCCTGCTCCGCGTATGCCGAAGCGCGTAAACGAGGAAATGATCCGCACTACGGTTGATTTCCGACCGACTCCGATGAAACGGGGTATGCGTTAATGCCTCTAGTAAGGTCTGCGTCTAAGGGCGCCTTCCGCAAGAACATCCGCGCTGAAGTGAGGGCAGGCACGCCGGTAAAGCAAGCCGTTGCCATCGCGTTCTCGGTCAAGCGCCGCGCTGCGGCCAAGGGTAAGAAGGGCAAGTAATGGCTAAAGACCCGACAGGGATGAAGGGCGCGGCTCAGGTGGCTAATACGCCCGAGAGCCGCCGTGCGCGTAGTACGGGCGATATCCTCGCCCAAGCGCGTACCCGGATGCAATTGTCCCTGACGGCTTATAGCGAGTCTCGGGATAGCGAACTGGACGACCTGCGCTTTATGGCGGGTTCTCCAGATAACCGCTGGCAGTGGCCGCAAGAGGTCTTAGCCACCCGTGGCGCAGTGCAGGGCCAGACGATCAACGCTCGTCCCTGCCTCACCATCAACAAACTGCCCCAGCACGTCCGGCAGGTCACTAACGACCAGCGCCAGAACCGCCCTGCGGGCAAGGTCATCCCGGTCGATGACAAGGCGGACATTGAAGTCGCTGAGGTGTTTGACGGTATCGTCCGGCACATCGAATACATCTCGGATGCCGACGTTGCCTACGACACGGCTTGCGAAAACCAAGTCACGTATGGCGAAGGCTATATCCGCATCCTGACTGAGTATTGCGACCCCGATTCGTTTGACCAAGACATCCGTATCGCTCGCGTTCGTAACTCGTTCTCGGTATATATGGACCCGCACATCCAAGACCCGTGCGGAGCCGATGCAGAATGGTGTTTCATAACCGAGGACATGCCCCGTGAGGAGTTTGAGCGTCATTTTCCTGACGCCGAACCCATCTCGTCGATCCAGAGCCGTGGTATTGGTGACGAGAATCTGGCGCAGTGGATTACCGACGATTCAGTACGGATTGCGGAATACTTCTACGCTTACTATGAAAAAGCGAAGTTAAACCTGTACCCGGGCGGCATGACCGCCTACGCCGACTCGCCCGAAGCCGCGCAGATGGAGGCTATGGGCCTTGCCCCTGTTCGCACCCGTGACGTAGACATCCGCAAGATTAAGTGGATGAAGACAAACGGCTACGAGGTGCTGGAAGAGCAGGAGTGGCCGGGTAAGTCGATTCCGGTTGTCCGCGTGGTCGGCAACGAATACGAAGTGGAAGGCCGTATCTATATCAGCGGCCTCGTGCGTAACGCTAAAGACGCGCAGCGCATGTACAACTACTGGGTATCCCAAGAGGCGGAAATGCTCGCCTTGGCCCCCAAAGCGCCGTTTATTGGCTACGGTGGACAGTTCGAGGGATACGAGCATCAGTGGAAGACCGCCAATACCCAGAACTGGCCGTATTTGGAGGTTAATCCTGACGTTACGGACGGCGCTGGCAACATGCTGCCGCTGCCTCAACGTGCTGCCCCACCCCTTGCACAAACGGGGCTTATTCAGGCTAAGATGGGCGCGTCGGACGACATTAAGTCTACGACGGGCTACTATGACTCTAGCCTTGGCGCCACGTCGAACGAGCGCTCGGGTCGGGCCATATTGGCGCGTGAACGTCAGGGCGATACGGGGTCATATCATTACGTCGATAACCTTGCCCGCGCTATCCGCTACGTTACGCGTCAACTCGTTGACTTGATTCCGAAGATTTACGATACCCAGCGTATCGCTCGCATCATCGGCATCGACGGGGAAACCTCGACGGTGCGTATTGACCCTATGCAACAAGAGCCTGTCCGCAAGTTGGTGGATCAGGCTGGCGTTGTCATCGAGAAGATCTACAACCCGTCTGTGGGTAAGTACGACGTAGCCGTCACGACCGGCCCGTCCTACATGACCAAACGCCAAGAGGCGATGGACGCAATGTCGCAAATCCTGCAAGCCAACCCGAATCTGTGGGGCGTGGCAGGCGACCTGTTCGTTAAGAACATGGATTGGCCGGGAGCGCAGGAAATCGCCAAGCGCCTTGCCAAGACGATTGATCCTAAGTTGCTCTCCGATCCTGACGAAGACCCAGCATTGCAGGCCGCTAACCAGCAGATTGAGGCGATGGGCGCTGAAATGGATCAGATGTTCCAAATGCTCCAAAACGTTTCGCGCTCGATGGAAGCGACAGAACTGCGGATTAAGGAGCAGGAAGCGCAGATCAAAGCGTATGACGCCGAGACCAAGCGTATCAGCGCGGTTCAGGCGGGCATGTCCGAAGAGCAAATTCAAGACATCGTAATGGGCACGATTAGCGGGATGCTGTCCGCCAACGACCTTGTAGCCTCGGCCCCTAGAGAGGCTGAAATGCCGATGGAAATGCCACCGCAAATGCCGATGGAGTTACCGCCGCAATGACCTGCGAAGTCTTTATCGGACGGCTATTTTTAGCGCGGGATGTGACCCATTCCACGCACCTGAATACCCGTAACTACGCTAAACACAAGGCACTACAGAAGTTCTACGAGGGCATTATTCCCCTCGCAGACGACTTCGCGGAAGCCTATCAGGGGCGGCACGGGCTAATCGGCCCGATTGCCCTAGCCTCTGCCCAGAAGTCCAACAACGTACTTGACTTTCTGGAAAAGGAACTTAAGGAACTTGAGGAAATGCGGTATAAAGTCGTCAGTAAAGACGACACAACGCTGCAAAACCTGTTAGACGCCATTTTTGGCTTGTACTTGTCTACGATTTACAAGTTACGCTTTTTAGCGTGAGGTAACGACATTGGAACTTCTCAACCCCCTTGTTGATGCGCTTTATACGGCCCGCACGGCTTCCTATACCGGCACTGCTGGCTCGACTGACGCTTGGCCTGCCGGAGCGCAGGGCGTTGTCATCTGGGCAACGACTAACGCGTATGTGCGCGTAGGCGAAGGTGTGACGGCTACGACTGCCGATACACCGATCCCGGCTGGCGTGCCGATTGCGTTTAAGGTGCCAAACGGTACGGGCGCTCCTTGGCGCGTCAGCGCTATTCAGGTTGTCGCTGGCGGCACGGTCTACGCAAAGCCTATCAACGCGCAATGAGTTACGGGGCGAATGATCCGAACGGGCTGCCGTTAGGGTTGCCCTCTATTCTCTCTTTGGGGTTGCCGCCTTTGGTCAACCCTTATCCCGCGCTGAACCTTGATTTTATAGACAACCAGACACTTGATTCCCGAGTAACCTTCTCTCGCGGCAGTCAGGCTACGCTGTTTGACTCCACGGGTACGCTGAAGTACGCGAAGCATAATTTACTGTTGCAATCGCAGACGTTTCAAACAACTTGGACTGCTGCTGAGGCTTCAATTACAACTGACGCTACGGTTGCACCAAACGGGACGCAAACAGCGGATAAATTGGTTGAAAATACCGCATCAGGAGTGTCGCACCGCGTTATTCAAACGGGGGCGCCTCTTTCTGCGTCAAATTCAGCAACATTAAGTTTTTACGCAAAAGCAGCCGAGCGAAATATCGTCAGAGCGCAATTATATGAAAATGCGAGTGGAGGCATTTTAACTGGGTTTTTTGATTTGTCGTTAGGGACAGTAACATCTACAAGCGTAACGGGAACTGCATCGGGAGTTTCTGGAACAATAACGCTTGTTGGCGACGGTTGGTATCGTTGTACATTGTCAGGCATCCCTTATACATCTGGAACGCTTGCTTCCGTTGCGTTTACGCTGGTTAGTACAGGGACAACTGTCGTTTATACCGGAGACGGCACCTCCGGCATTTTCCTCTGGGGCGCCCAACTCAACCTCGCCAACATAGAAGGCGGCGTCACCTCGTCGCTGACGACGTATTACCCGACGACAACTGCGGCCTACTACGCCCCTCGCTTTGACTACAACCCCTCTACGCTACAGCCGCTCGGCTTGCTCATTGAGGAGCAACGGACGAATAGTTTCCCCAATAGCAACGACTTTGCTAATGCAACCTACTGGACGGTTTACGGTACTGCGGTTGCTACAGCCGGAGCAGCGACGGGGCCTGATGGTTTAACGTCTGCATCAAACTTGGCCGGTGCAACTAGCACTACGTTAGGCGGAGACAATATAGAAGAATCTATAAGTATCTCTGCTTCTACTGCCTATACGTTTTCTGTTTTTGTTAAATCCAATGGAGGAACGACCGTTGAATTAAGATTGCGTGACTCAACGGGCGGATCAACTTCTACTGCTACGTTGACAGTCACTTCCGCATGGCAGCGCATATCGCTAACCAGAACAATGGCTGCTGGCGCAACTTCTGTTCGCTGCATTATTGGAGCGACAAACGGGGACATTTTTATTTACGGCGCACAACTAGAAGCCGGAGCCTTGCCCACCTCCTATATCCCGACCACCACCACCGCTCTGACTCGCAACGCAGATAACGATGACATGACCGGCAGCAATTTCAGCAGTTGGTACAACGCATCAGAAGGCACTTTGCTTGTTGAATATGCTGTAAACGCGACGGGATATAACGGAGGAGCGGCTGCGCTTTCAGATGGTACGTTTAATAACCGAATGATTATTCGGGGAATAACAACCACAAACACAGCCGCGTCAATCGGAGTTGAAAGCGGATCAACTCAATGGAATAACGGTTTTGGTGGGCAAACTACTGCGGCGACTAAATTTGCCCTTGCATATAAAACAAATGACATTGCCTTTACGCGCAATGGAGCCACGCCATTGACGGATACGGTTGCAAACATTCCGACTGTTAACCAATTAAGAATTGGCGCAGATGCAGATGGCACAATCAAACTCAACGGCACCATCCGTCGCATTGCCTTCTATCCACAAAGATTGCCAAACACTACTTTGCAGGCACTCACGGCATGAAAACTGCAAACAAAGAAAACGCTATTCTTGAAGTTGGTAAAAACAGAGTGCAAAAGTTTTTAGACCAACTTGTTGAAAAACAGAATGGCTGCCTTGAATGGTCTGGTTATAAAAACCCAGACGGATACGGTGTTTTTAGCCTAAAAGGAAAAGCAACTAGAACGCATAGAATTGCATACGTGTTGCGTTACGGCGAAATTCAAAACGGCATGGTTGTAAGGCATTCCTGCCATAACCCATCTTGCTGCAATGCCGATCATTTAATGATTGGGACACAACAAGATAATATTCAAGACATGCTTAAAGAAGGCCGTCAATTTTCTGAATTAAAGAAAAAGCCAAAAACACAAGAGCATGCTTATAAAATTGGGCTGTCAATAAAAGCATATCGCGCAAGAATTAAAGCAGAAGGCAAGCAGCACGTTGCTAGGGCTAAACTTGCAAATGAACAAGTAGAAGAGTTGCGTAATTTGTACGCATCCGGTGAAAAAGTAAAAAATCTTTCGGAGAAATTCGGGATTTGCAGAAGCGCAGTGTATCGCGCAGCAACAAAAAGGTGTTATTTGCATGTCGCTTGATTACTACCTGAAAGCAGCCGACGCCACAGCCCTGTACGACGTATTAGAGGCGGCAGGCGTTGTGACCGAAAGCGACCAAGGCTGGCAGGTTACTGACGGCCATAAGTACGCTCTGGATGTGATCGGCGCGATCTACAAGCCGACCGGCAAGGTATTGCAAACCGAGGACGGCGAAGTGCCGGAGATGAAACCGCTTGACGGTTTCCACGCTAATGTGCGTGTCATTAACATGAGCGATTTTGATGTTAATAAAATCGCAAAAATCTTACTTGAAACGCCGGGTAATCCGGTAAGAGGTTGGGCATAACATGGCCGACACTAAAATCAGCGCATTGCCTTCAGGCGCACCGGCACAGGCTGGTGACGAGTATGTCATTGCTCGTGGTGGCGCAAACTACAAACTGACGCTGACGAACATTGCGGCCTCGATGCCGCCTATCGGCGCAACTACGCCGAACACGGGTGCGTTTACGACGCTATCTGCTTCCGGCGCAGCGTCATTTACGACGCTCTCGGCATCGGGTGCAGCATCGTTCGCTGACGGAACCTCGTCGGCTCCTGCGATCACGAACACGGGCGACACCAATACCGGCGTGTACTTCCCGGCTGCTGACGAAGTGGCTGTGGCTGCTGGCGGCTCGGTCGCGGCTGCGTTTAACAGCAACGGCGTGTTCTTCCGTAACCGCATCATCAACGGCGATATGCGGATCGACCAACGCAATGCTGGGGCGGCGGTGACGACAAGCGGAGCGTTTCCTGTTGATCGGTTTGCAATAACAAATACGAGCGATGGAGCATTTTCAGCGCAACAAGATTCGTCCGTGCCTACAGGGTCAGGGTTTGTTAATTCGGTAAAAGTAACCGCCACTACAGCAGATGCGACGCTAACTGCGGCGCAAACCCTAAATTTTAGTCAGGGGGTAGAAGGAACTAATGTCGCTGACTTAATGTGGGGAACCGCATCTGCTCGTCCGGTTACGTTGTCCTTCTGGGTTCGCTCTAGCCTTACTGGTACATTTGGTGGGTCGTTGCGAAATAACGGCGGTGCTCGTTCATATCCGTTTTCTTATTCAATTTCCGTTGCTGATACATGGGAATATAAAACCGTAACTATTCCCGGCGATACATCTGGAACTTGGTTGACTACGACTGGCCTTGGGGTTCAAGTGGTTTTTGGTCTTGGCGCAGGCCCAGATCGCAGCGGGACGGCGGGGGCGTGGGTTTCGGCAAACGTAGTTGCTCCAACCGGCGCTGTCTCCGTCATCGGCACTCTCAACGCCACTTGGTACGTTACCGGCGTCCAACTTGAAACCGGCTCCGTCGCCACTCCGTTCGAGCGCAGACCGTTTGGCACGGAGTTGATGCTGTGTCAGCGGTATTACTATCGCCTTAAATCAACGGGCGCTAACTATCCGTTTGGATTTGCTCAATGTTATTCAACAACGTCAGCGGGCGCGCTAATTCCATATCCTGTCACTATGCGAGTTGCGCCATCTGCTTTGGAACAATCAGGAACTGCTGGTGATTATCAACTTTATTCAGCAGCAGGCGCGGCGGTGCTTTGTTCAGCCGTTCCTGCGTTTGCGTCAGTATTAACAACCACGGCTTATGGCGCGGTAAACTTTACTGTTGCGTCAAGCATTGTTGCTGGCAATGTAACTCAAGCAACGGGGGTAAACTCAACGGCTTATCTTGGATGGAGTGCAGAACTATGATTTACAAAATGCTGCCAAAGCGCGATAACGAGCAACAAATTTATGCTCGTATTGACGACGACGGTTTGTGCCGCCTGACTTGCAATGACCAATACCCCGAGTTTCAAGCATGGCTTGCAGAAGGCAACGAGCCGCTGCCTGCTGACGAGGACAAGTGATGAACAACTGGAAGGTCGAAGGTCTGCGGATTCTCCCGCAAGCGCACGGACACGAGAACGTCGTGGCTTTTGTCGATTGGAGTCTCGGCCCGTTGCGAGAGACGACGCGGCTGGTAAAGCCGAGCAGCGAGTTCATCCCTCTGGCTAATCTGACCGAGGAGATCGTTCTCGGCTGGGTGTGGAACCTGACGCACAAGAAAGCGTGGGAACAAAAAGCGGCTGAATTAGCCGCTTCGGTTCAGCCGCCGAAAGACGAATCTGTACCTGTTGCACTGCCTTGGGCGGAGTAAAACATGTCCACCATAAAGATTTCCCAGTTACCCGCTGCAACCAATCCGGTATCCGTTGGCGCTGTGGTGCCCATCGTTGATGGCGGCGTAACCAAGAAGGCAACCATTGCCCAGTTGGGCGAGATGGTGTCAGTTAAGGCGTATGGCGCAACCGGCGACGGTACGACCAACGATACGGCTGCCATTCAGGCTGCGATTGATTACGTATACGGCGCGGGCGGCGGTACGGTGTACTTCCCGCCGGGCACTTACCGCGTGACCTCGATCGTCCGCAACTGGACGAACCCGATTACGGTCAACATTAAGGGCAGCGGCAAGCGATCCACCGTCCTTCGCAAGTTTGGCTCTGACGCTACGCCTGTGCTGGACTTTTCAGGCATCGCGTCCATGTTGGAGCCGTACAGCGAAATCTCTGACCTTGAGATTGACGGTAACGACGTCGGTAACGTCAACGGCCTTCGAGCGACCAACTATGGGCGCTGGGTGTTGCGTAACGTCTTTATTGAAAATTGCAACTACGGTTTGTATTGCCGTGGCGGTTTGGTGTTTGACGTGTACGACTGCACGTTTCAAGACAACCTCTACGGTTACTACTGCGAAAAGTCTGCCGATAATGTCTACAGCAACTTAGTGACGTTCTACGGCGGTCAGTTCAGCGGTAACACCACTTGGGGTTTGTACATTAAGCAAGCCGGTGGCGTGCATGTTGTCGGCACCGACATTAGTTTTAACGGCACTTCGGGCGACACTGGCACCGGCGGTATCTACTACGACGTGACGATGGACGATGAAGTCGGCTATGCCGTCGCGTCCATTAAGAACGCATGGTTTGAAGGCAATTTTGGCAACGGCATCAAAACGGGCGCTGTCGGCGGTCTGCATCTGTCAATAATGGACACCACGCTCGCGGGTAACTTCAACCCGATCACGGTTGGCGCTATCGCCATGAGCGAGATTTCCAACTGTTTTGCCGGTTCCGTAACCGACACGATTGTAGTCGGCGCCGGACGCAGCATCGTCAAGAATTGCATCTTCTACGACTTGATTGATAACAGCACGTATTACCACCACTGGAACGTGGTCGGTAACGCGTATAGCGACATTAACGAAACCAATGCTCGCGCCGATGTGATTTGCGGAACGGAACGGTTCGTTCAAGGTTCTGCCGCTGCACTAACCGCTGGTAGCCCGGAAGACTTTGTAAACTTCTTGTTCGGCACCGGCCAACAGCAGTTTTGGTGTCAAAACGTCAAAAACTTGAGCCTTGGCCCAGCGGCTATTGGCTTCTACGGCACCTCGCCGCAGACGAAACAGACGATTACGGGCTCCCGTGGCGGTAACGCAGCCCTCGCATCTTTGCTGACGGCGCTCGCAAGCACGGGGCTTATTACTGACAGCACCACTGCTTAAGGGTTACATAAATGACCACGATTAAAATTTCGCAGTTGCCAGATGCAACCACGCCGCTGACGGGTGCGGAGTTGGTTCCGTTAGATCAGAACGGAATAACCAAGAAAACAACGGCTTCTGCATTTGGATCAAACAACGTGGTTTCGGTGCAGTCCTTTGGTGCGGTAGGTGACGGCGTAGCCGATGACACTGCCGCCATCGTTGCTGCCCAAGACTATGCCGCGTCGATTGGCGGCGCTACCGTGTATTTCCCGCCCGGCGAGTACAAGGTTACGTCTGCTATTCCAATGCTTCCGGGCATTACTTATCAGGGGCCGATGCGTGCCGAATTGGGCGCATACAACGCTGGTCGTAGCCGTCTGTTCAGCAGTACCAGCGACATTTTTGTAAACAGCGCTTCTTTGATCACTGGCGTTTGTTTCCGCGATTTGTTTATCGAGTCTGCATCTGGTGGCGGGCACGTTTTTAATTGGTCGAATACTGGCGTCGTTGCCAAAATTGAAATGTCGGGCGTGTGCTTGGTGCAGAAGAACGCCGCCAAGTCGGTTATCTACGGAAACATGGGTGGCGGTGCCAGCGATGGCATTTTCTCCATTTGGATGCACGACTTTGAGTACGAGTACGTCCCGACGAACTCGCTGCCTGCTATCTACCTCAAAGCGTTTACGATCAATTCCATTTCAATCTCTAACTTTTGGAGTACGGCTAACGGGCAAAGCGCCGCAGGCCAGCCGAGCATTTGGGTTGAAAGCACCAACGCCTCGGGCGCTGCCTTTAACGTATTTATTAAGCAGGGTGTGCTGGAGTACGCATCTAGCGGTGGTATCCACTTGCTCTCATGCGCTAACTCTATCGTCGAGGACTGCACTAGTTACGACACCTCGATTGCGATTGGCGCTCCGGTGTTTAAAGTGGATAAAGGCGCATCCGGCCCATCGTCCAACAACATCGCCTTCCGATCCTGCCGCAGCACGATTGGCAATGCTACTCACGCCGACTTGTATTTAGACACGGCTGTAGCAGGGCAGGGTTCCTTTTGGATTGAGAACTGCACGTTCTCCTACTTGGATTCGGAGTCCACGCTTCCGGGCACGGCAACGGCTATCGTCAACAGTTCTATTACGAACTTTGTAGATACAGCGTATTTGCAGTTGAACTTTAGCCCGGAGTCAAACATTCGGTTTGGCAACTCGCTGGGGTCAAGCAAGTATTACGACATCTGGAACGGGTACTTCAACAACTTTGAAGGCTACCTCAACATCATGCAAAACGGGTCGTACATCGGCTCGATTAACCCGTCAGGTAACTTCTATTGGGGCGGCACTCGCGCATCGCCAAATTTCTATGTCTTGAAGGCTGACGGTAAGGTGTTTTCCAAGAGCCACATTTACCCCGGCACGGGCGGTGGCTCCGACCAAGACAAGGCTGGCTTGCTGGGTGGGCAAGGCGCCCCAAACAACGCCAACGGCAACAACGGTGACTTCTACTTCCGCAGCGACGGCGGCGCTTTGACAACCATTTATCAAAAGCGTGCTGGCGCGTGGGTAGGCATCGTTTAATGTTGCACGAAAGCAACTAGTAAGTTAAAGTTTTACCGTACTGATGCGTTTCATCAGGTTTCCGTAAGGAAGTTTATGTCGGACGAAAACCAAGTCCCTGAAGTTGTAGCGGCAGAGGCCGTGTCGGAACCCGAGGCTACGGCAGCCCCGGAAACCGTAGATGCTACCCCCGAGGTAGCGGAGCCGGAGAAGACTGAACCAAAACTCTTTACACAAGATGATTTGGATAAAGTCATTGATAAAAGACTAAGGAAAGCGCGTAAGAGTTGGGAAAGAGAGCAGGTGCTAAAGGCGCAATCGACCCCGGTTGAGCCAGCCGCACTGCCTAGCAGAGACGAAGACCCCGAGGCTTATGCCGAGGCTCTGGCCGAACGCAAAGCAGCAGAACTCCTCGCCCGACGCGAAGCAGAGCGGGAGCAGATGGCTCTCTTAGAGGCGTATCACGAGCGTGAAGAAGCGGCGCGTGACAAGTACGATGACTTCGAGCAAGTCGCGTACAACAACTCGCTGCCGATCACAACTGTGATGGCACAGACGATTCAGGCGTCAGAATTGGGGCCAGATATAGCCTACTTTCTGGGGTCTAATCCGAAGGAAGCCGAGCGCATTTCCCGCTTACCGCAGTTCCTTCAGGCTAAGGAAATCGGGAAGATTGAGGCCAAAATGGCCGACAGTCCCGCCCCGGTTAAGAAGACTACTAGTGCGCCCCCGCCGATTAAGCCTGTCACGGCAAAAGGCACTGGCGCTCCGGTCTACGACACGACAGACCCACGGTCCATTGCGGCCATGAGTGCGTCAGAGTGGATCGAGCGCGAGCGTCAGCGACAGATTAAACAGTGGGAAGCGCGTAACCGCTAACACCTTTTTGGAGACACTTTCGTGGCTAATACACTTCTTACAATTGATATGATTACGAGAAAGGCTCTCGAAATTCTTGAGAACAACCTTGTAATCACCCGCAACGTCAACCGCCAGTACGACGACTCATACGCTGTCGAAGGCGCCAAGATCGGCACCACGCTGCGTATCCGTCTGCCGGACCGCGCTCTTGTGACCGACGGTGCCGCCCTGCAAGTTCAGGACGACAACGAGCAGTTCACGACCTTGACGGTTGCTTCGCAGAAGCACATCGGCGTCAACTTCACGACCGCCGAAATGACGATGCAGTTGGACGACTTTGCCGAGCGCGTGCTGAAGCCGCGTATCAGCCAGTTGGCCGCCAGCATCGACGCTGACGTTGCCAACTCGTTCAACAACATCTACCAGTCGGTTGGTACTCCGGGCACGACTCCGGGCACCTCGCTCGTTCTGTTGCAGGCGCAGCAGAAGTTGAACGAAGCCGCTGCTGGCATGTCGCCCCGCTACGCCACCGTGAACCCGGCCGCTAACGCCGCGCTCGTGGAAGGCATGAAGGGCTTGTTTAACCCGGTGTCCACGATCAGCAAGCAGTTCAAGAGCGGCTTGATGGGCGAAGGCATCCTCGGTTACGACGAACTTGCCATGTCGCAGTCGATCAAGCAGTTCACGACTGGTAGCCGCGCTGGCGCCCACACCGTGACCACGACGATTTCGACGCAGGGCGCTTCGGAGATTGCGATCACCGGCTCTGGCACCGAGACCATCAAGAAGGGCGACGTGTTCACGATTGCCAACGTGTTTGCGGTCAACCCGCAGACCCGCGAATCGACTGGTTCGCTCCAGCAGTTCGTGGTGACGGAAGACGTGACTGCCGCTGGCGGTGCGTATGCTGCTGTGAAGATCAGCCCGGCGATCTACACCTCTGGCAACGCGCTTGCTACGGTTAACTCGTTCCCGCAGTCTGGTGCTGCTGTCACTTTCTTGGGTGGCGCTTCAAGCCAGTACCCGCAGAACCTCGTGTACCACCGCGACGCGATTGCGTTTGCCACGGCTGACCTCCTGCTCCCGCAGGGCGTTGACATGGCTTCGCGTCAGGTCCACAACGGTGTCTCCATGCGCGTTGTTCGTCAGTACGACATCAACAACGACCGTATGCCGTGCCGTATCGACGTGCTGTATGGCTACTCGGTGATCCGTCCGCAGATGGCTGTCCGCCTCTGGGGCTAATGGTTAAATTTAAGGAGTAACTAAAATGGCACTTCCTAATGGTTCTGGTGGATATCAGGTTGGCGCGGGCGGTACTGAGCCGCTGTTTTTCCCGCAGGGCGCCCCGACCGCGCTGACGGCTGCTGCTACGGCAACGGCTGCTCAGTTGGTCAACGGCCTTTTCACCTTTAACGGTACGGCTGGCAACTTGACGCTGCCAACGGTGGCTCTCCTTGAGGCCGCCTATCCGTCAATGGCTGATAAGGTTGATTCGGCTTTCGACTTCTACGTCATCAACATTGATGCGTCGGGTTCGGATGCAATCACGGTGGCTGTCGGCACGGGCTGGACGCTGGTTGGTGCGGGTGCGGTTTCGGCGGCTTCGTCCGGCCACTTCCGCGCTCGTAAGACTGGCTCTGGCACTTGGACCGTCTACCGCGTTTCGTAATGGCAACGCCCTCGGCGGGGCAACCCGCCGAGGGCACCACCTAAAGGGGTATTGATATGCCTAATACACAGGCGATTGGTGTTGCTTTTGCGGATCAGGCGATTATCAACGGCTCGCTTGACTCGGCCACGCTCGTTAATTCCAACGTGCGTAGCGGATTCAGCGCAGCGCAGCAGGGCGCAACGATTACGACAACGGGCAATAGCGACGTGTTCGTCATTGCTCCGGTGTCGGGCGTTTTGTCGGCTGCGTGGTTCTCAGGCGTTGATGCGCTGGCTGCAAGCGATACTAACTACATTACGTTTACTATCACCAACCTTGGTACGTCTGGTTCGGGCACCGCAGCGATGCTGGCGGCGACCGATGCCAACACGACTAAGACCACGGGTGGCACCGCTTTGACTGCTAATGCTCAACGCGTATTGTCGCTGAACGGCACGGCAGCAAACCTTGTAGTGGCAGCCGGTGATCGTCTCCGTATCCGCGCTGCGGCAACGGGCACGCTTGCCAACACTGTCACGTTCCCGGTCTACATGCTCAACTTCAGCGTTTCGTAATATGTCCAATATCTACCTTCGCCACCCCAGACATGGGGAAAAAATTGCTATCTCTTGGCTGGAAGCGAGGGAAGATATGGAACAAGGATGGGAGGAGTTTGATCCTTCCAACCCTAATGAGTCTGAACCCTCGGCGTCGTCAGATGTGGCGGCGTCGGGGGATTCTCAGCATAATGCGTTGAGAACGCGTCGCCGCCGTAAGGAGTAAGTCATGGCTACAACTGCTGCCGATCAAATCAACGGCGCGTTGCGGCTGATCGGGCAGTTGGCCGAGGGCGAAGTCCCTTCTGCGGCCACGTCGCAGGATGCCCTCACCGCTTTGAACCAGATGCTCGACTCGTGGAGTACCGAGCGTTTGGCGGTCTACTCGACCCAAGATCAGGTCTATAACTGGCTGCCTAACGTCCGCACCATTACGATGGGACCGACCGGCGTGTTTGTAGCCGAGCGTCCTATCCTGATGGACGACGCCACCTATTTCCGTGATGCCTCGACCAACGTGTCGTATGGCATCAAACTAATCAATAACCAGCAGTACAACAGTATTGCAGTTAAAACGGTAACGTCCACGTATCCGCAGTTGATGTGGGTCAATATGACCTACCCGGACGTAGAGATCTATATCTATCCGGTGCCGACCAAGGTGCTGGAGTTCCACTTTGTGTCGGTGCGTCCGTTGGCTACTCCTGCCGCGCTAGACACTAACCTCGCGTTCCCGCCGGGATACTTGCGGGCTTTCCGATTTAACTTGGCTTGTGAACTTGCGGCAGAGTTCGGTGTCGAACCCTCTCCGCAGGTGCAGCGCATTGCTATGACTAGCAAGCGCGACTTGAAGCGCATCAATAACCCGGATGACCTGATGGCAATGCCTGCGGCACTGCTTGTCAACCGACCGCGCTTTAATATCTTCACGGGCAACTTCTAATGAAGACGCCGATCCTCGGGTCGTCGTATGTAATCCGGTCGGTCAATGCAGCCGACAGCCGGATGGTCAATCTTTACCCAGAAGTGATTCCCGAGGGCGGCAAGGAGCCTGCATACTTGCAACGCTGCCCCGGCTTGGCTCTACAGGCCACGATTGGCACTGGACCTATCCGTGGCTTGTGGTCGCTAGGCAATTACTTGTACGTCGTTTCTGGTAACGAGTTCTATAAGTTAGATTCTAACTATGCGCCTGCTGCGCTAAACCAGTTGTTGCTGGAAGACGACTCGCTAGTGTTGTTAGAAGATGGCAGCACTATTCTTTTAGAAGACGCTGCCTCTAGCGTTGTTGGGTTTGTCTCGGGCACAGGCCCGGTATCTATGGCCGACAACGGCACGCAAATCTTTATTGCTGCCAACCCTGACGGCTACATCTTTAACACGGCAACCGACACGTTTGCCCAGATTACTGACCCCGACTTTCCGGGTGCGGTAACGGTTGGCTACCTTGACGGTTACTTTGTATTCAACGAACCGAACTCGCAACGCGTCTGGGTCACAAGCCTATTGGACGGCTTGTCTATTGACCCCTTGGATTTTGCAAGCGCTGAGGGTTCACCAGACGGGCTAGTATCCCTGATCATTGACCATCGAGAGGCGTGGCTGTTTGGCACGAACTCCGTGGAGGTCTGGTACAACTCCGGCGATGCCGATTTTCCGCTCACCCGTATCCAAGGCGCCTATAACGAGATCGGCTGTATTGCGCCGTACTCGGTCGCCAAGATGGATAACTCCGTCTTCTGGCTCGGCGCAGACGCTCGGGGTCAGGGCATTGTGTATCGAGCCAATGGCTACCAAGGCGTGCGCGTATCTACCCATGCAGTTGAGTACGCCATTCAGCAATACGGCAACCTTGCCGATGCTGTGGGCTATACGTACCAACAAGACGGCCACACGTTCTACGTGTTGAACTTTACCAACGCAGATACAACATGGGTGTTTGACGCGGCGACAGGCTCGTGGCACGAGCGTGCTGGTTTCCGTAATGGCGACTTCAAGCGCCACCGTGGTAACTGCCATGCTCGTTTCAACGGTGATCCAATCATTGGCGATTACCAGAACGGTCGCCTGTATGCGTTTGATCTGGACGTGTACTCCGACGCTGGCGTTACGCAGAAGTGGCTGCGGTCTTGGCGTGCGCTGCCAACCGGCGGTAATGATCTAAAACGTACCGCTCACCACACGCTTCAGATTGACTGCGAGACAGGCGTTGGCTTGCCGGGTGTTGATGCGTTTGACCCGGCCACAGAGATTACGACTGAAACGCAAGTCATCATTAACACTGAGACTGGCGCACCGTCGCTCAACGCCAACCTTGGAACCAACGTACCACAAGATATTGAGACTCAGACCTGCAACAACATACTAGGTGTTGTGCAGGACGATGGCTTGAGCCTTGCGATTGAGACGACGCCTGTTGTTGGCGCTAACCCGCAGTTGATGCTGCGATGGTCTGACGACGGCGGTCATACGTGGAACGGCGAGCGCACTGTGTCGATGGGTCGCACTGGTCAATACGGCACTCGCGCTATCTTTCGACGCCTTGGCATGACTTTGAAGTTGCGTGACCGCGTGTACGAGATCAGCGGCACCGATCCGGTCAAGGTCGCCATCATGGGCGCTGAACTGCAACTGAGCGGCACTTCGTCGTGACCCAGAACATCACGCAAATCCCTGCCCCGCGTGTGCCGTTTATTGACGAGCGCACCGGCCAGATTTCGCGTGAATGGTTTCGCTTTCTTAATAATCAGTTTCAGTTAACTGGTGGTGGTACTACGCAGACCACCATTGCTGACCTTGAATTAGCGCCAGCGTTGGCGGCTAACGTCGAGGACGAGTTGGCGGTAGTCAAGGGGCAACTAGACGATCTGCAAAAAGGGCCGCCTCGGTTTGAACCGGGTCTTATCAACTACGGTTCGTTTTTCTCAACGCAGACTCAAGCGGCAACGGTCATCAACACGGCCTACGCCATCACGTACAACAATGCTGATCCGGCGTATGGCGTTTACCGTGACCCAGCCGATAGCAGCAAGATTAAAGTTACTCGACCTGCTATCTACAATGTCCAGTTTTCTATTCAGGTAGACAAGACTTCGGGCGGTACGGGGCGACTGTATATTTGGCCTGCTATCAACGGCACTGCCGTAGCAAACTCTGCGTCACTGATTCAGATTCAAGGCAACAACGCCGAAATCTTCTCTGCCGCTAACTTTTTCTTGCCGTTGTCTAACGGCGATTACTTTCAGTTGTACTTTTCCGTGGATGCGCTGGACGTGCAGTTGCAGCAATTTGCCGCCGCTCCTCCAGTTCCGGCCATTCCTTCAATCATTTTGACTGTTATGCAGGTGTACGTATGACCGTTTACCTTTCACCCTTTGCGGGAGCCGGGGCGCAGTTCTTTACCGATGACGGCTCTGTGCTGTCGGGCGGAAAGATTTATACCTACGCTGCTGGCACCACGACCCCGCTGACGACGTATACGTCGATTCTTGGCACAACGGCTAACTCCAACCCCATCATTCTTGATAGCGGCGGACGACTGCCAGAGGACATGTGGCTGGCCGAAGGCGTTAAGTACCGCTTCGTGCTGAAAGACTCGTGCGATATTCAGATTGGCGAGTACGACGACATCGCTGGCATCAACGACATCTCTACGGAGAGCGTTGCGTGGTCCACGATTACCGGCACGCCGACGACCGTAGCCGGGTATGGCATTACCAACGCCCTGACGACGACGGCTGCGGCAGCAACCTATGCGCCGATTGCCTCGCCCACGTTCACCGGCACGCCGCTGATCCCGGACAACGACTCGGTTAGCGCGAACTATGCTGTGGGCTATCGAGAAGCCCCGCAGGTATCTAAGACGGCTAACTATCAGTTAGTGCTGGCAGATCGCGGCAAGTCCATTTTGATGAACGGCACCAGCCTAACGCTGACTATTCCGGCTAACTCGGCCGTCGCGTTCCCGGTGGGCACCGTGATTATTATCGTCAACGTCAATACCAGCGCGTTGTCGATTTCCATTACGACCGACACCCTGACTCTGGCGAACAGCACCACGACCGGCACTCGCACTTTGGCTCGTAACGGCTTGGCTACCTGCGTCAAGATTGGCAGCACGTCTTGGCTGATCAGCGGAGCGGGATTGTCCTAATGGGCGGCGCTACCTTAGCAGCGGCGATTGCAGGCACGACGGGGGGAGCCGGTGCCGGTGTATTCGACTTCTCGTCTGGGTCGGGTAGCGTCACGATTCCCACGGGAGCCACGGGCGTCACCATTGAGGTGTGGGGCGCAGGCGGTGGCGGTGGCTACGGCACTGTCACCCAGATATTTGGCGAGTTCTTGTATGAACCCCAAGAGAACCCCGGTGGCGGTGGTGGCGGCGGTGCCTACGCTAAACGAGTCATTGTGTTAACCGCGCCAGATGCCCTTAAAACTATTCTGTACACTGTCGGTGCTGCCGGTAGAGGCGGCACTGTAGGCGACGCTGTGGGCGGCGCTGGCACCCAGTCTGTTGTCTACGCCGGAACCTACGCCCTAGACGAAATGATCTCTACGGGCGGCTTTGGCGGCTACGGCGGTATTGGCATATTTGGCAGCCAGCAAGGCGCTGGAGGCACGCAGACGGGCGGTACGGTGCCGCCGTCAGTAAATGGTAACGGAGGGGCTGCCTTTACCCAAACCGGCGCTACGGGCATCGTAGGCGACAATAGCCTCACTGCTGGCGCTGGCGGCAACGGTGGTGACCCGGTAGAGGGCGGCGATCCGGGCTTGGTCGGCACTAACGGCCGCGTCCGAATGGTATTTACCTTTTAGGTGACACATGGCAGTTAACGTAAAAGTCTTGATCCCGGCCAAGATTGCCGAGAACACGCAAGTAACCCAATACACGGCTACGAACGTATCAGCCATCATCGACAAGTTCACTGCGACGAATTACAGCGCATCGGCGGCCACGATCTCGATCAACCTCGTGACGCAGTTTGACTCGTCGGGTAACCAGAACTTGATCATCAAGAACAAGACGTTACTGCCCTCGGAGACGTATACGTTCCCTGAGTTGGTCGGCCATGTGCTGCAACCGGGTGGGTTTATCTCCACAATTGCCGGGACTGCCTCGGCTATCAACATCCGATCCTCTGGTCGGGAAGTGTCGTGACCGGCCTAGCCGACAATCGAGAACTAGCCTTGCAAGTCGGTTATCAAGCGACCGATTGGACCAATCCGGTTTCCTTTGAGGCGTACGCAGAAGCCCTTAAGGATTGGGAAGTTAAGGCCATAATTCGAGATGACAAATGTATTGGTGCGGCGTATTTTAACGGCGACGAACTGCATGTTTCGGTACTGCCGGAATGGCGCCGTAAATGGGCAACCAAAGGCATCTTGTCGAAACTATTTGCAAAAGATCGTATTACGACAAAGGTAACTCCGGGGCATGAATACATGCACGGCGTATTGGAAAGATTGGGATTTGTTCAACACGACGGCATGTTCGTAAGAGGCCATTAACATGGGCATCGAAACAGCAATTATTGGTAGTGCATTGGTTGGTGGCGCAGCGTCCGCTAGGGGCGCAAGCAAGGCCGCTAAAGCACAGTCAAAAGCGGCTGACCAATCCGCTCAATTACAACGCGAGATGTTTGAAAAGCAGATGGAACTGCAGGAGCCGTTTCGTCAGGCTGGCATTTCCTCGCAAAACGAACTGATGCGTTTGCTGGGTATTGGCGGTGACGCTTCTGCTGCCGACTACGGGATGCTGACTCGCGGCTACCGACCGGAAGACCTGCAAATGGACCCCGGTTATGCGTTCCGCTTGTCGGAAGGCCAGAAGGCGCTAGAGCGATCTGCTGCCGCTCGCGGCGGGCTGCTGTCGGGTTCTATGCTAAAGGGCGCACAACGCTTTGGGCAGGAGATGGGTTCGCAGGAATATATGAACGCGTTTAACCGCGCTCAGGCTCAGTTGGGCACCCGACTTGGAACGCTTGGGAGTCTGTATGGCGCTGGTCAGGCTTCTGCCCAACAGATTGCCGGGCAAGCCGGTCAAATGGGCGCCAATGTCGGCAACCTAATGAACCAATCTGCTCAGGCTCGTGCATCTGGCTATATGGGTCAGGCTAACGCTTTGAGCAACGCGCTCGGTCAGGCTGCAATGGGATATGGAATGTATAAAGGTGGCTACTTTGGTTCGCCCGGCGGCAGCGCCGGAACTGGGTATGTTCCACGCGGATCGTTGACGGTAATCAATCCGTATGTTCCGACCACCACTCCCGTAACTTTGCCCGCACCTCCGGGGTTCTAACATGGCAGTCATAGGCGCAACTCAAATCGAGCCGGTCAACATTCTTGGCTCGTATGTGCAGGGTCGAGAACTTGGCCGTGCCAACCAACTTGCACGCCAGCAAGAAATGGAACGTGCATTTGAAGTAGAGCAGCAGCAGAAGATTCAAAACGCTCTGGCTGGCGGGCTGGACATTAGAACCCCAGAAGGGCAAGCGGCGCTAATGAAATTTGGCCCGCAAGGCCTTGCTATGGCTGCCCAAGGCGCACAGTTGGGCCAATACGATTTTCAGGCTAAACAAGCGGAGCGAGCGGCTGCAAGAGAAAAGTTGGGTGAATTAATTGGGATATTGCGAT